CTTAGAAAAACTTTGTTAATGAAATAAATTCCAAAAACAAAGTGCGCTTGTTTAAAACAAACCACATTTTTCAAGTGTGCCAAACTTAAGCTAAATGATGATTTTTGACAAATTCAAAAACACCATAAAATAGCTATCATAGAAAGGAGGGACCCCGGGTATTCACCTATATTTCAGAGAGGTGATACTTAGTTTCGTATAGTTACTCAAGCTATACAACAAGATTCTACGGTTTTATAAGGAAAACCGCAGTAAAAACTATGAGGGTGCAGCATGCTGCATAGGTGGGATAGAGACAAAACATCCAAAATCACCATCATCCCCACAAGATCTAGAAATATTACGCCCCAAATGGTAACCAAAAGGTTTATAAACTGTAAGTGCTTGATGGGGAAGGTTAGTAACCCCGTTAATCGTCCCAAAACCACCAGTAGAACAAATCGCATTAGGACCAGATCTAGAATGTGTAGCATTATAAGCAGGAACTTGAACTTCTAAACCACCACGACTAAGAACATCACTAATAACAACTAAACCGCCAGAGGTGGGATAATTATTGTCAACAGTGTGTCCATTAATGTCTGAATTACTCGAAGATATAAAATCTCTGCTAGTAAAGTAATTCTCAAAGTCAGTAAGGTAGGCTACAACAATAGTATCATCAATTGGCACAGTATAATTATGAACAACCTTAAACCGAACTGATCCACGGGATAGTGCGAACATAGATTGCAACTGAGCATAAAGATCAGAACTAAAAAGAGGATAGGTGATAGGAATGAGTGGTTGTGAATAAGCTACCTCACAAGCAAAAGGAACAATATTGAGATACGAATTAGGAGCAAATGCTGGCGATGAAATCATAAGATTGGGAATCTTAAGCATTTGACGCAAACTAGTAATACGTTCACCAATACAACTACGTGCTGGGGCCAAAGACATGGCAACGTCACCTGTGTCACCTATAAAGTCGATGAAATTACCAGAAGAATGAGGATTTGCTAAAATGGGTGAACCAAAGACAGGAATTGTAGTATTGATAGAAGGAACTGCGAACTCAAAATCAGGAAGGGCCTTAGCTTCTACAAGAAAATTAATATAAGTTGACACAGTGGAAGGTCCTACAAGTTCGTCAACCACAAAAATATCCAATGTTCCAAGAGAACCAGTAATATCGCGAGTCTCAGCATAAGGGACCGGAAAAACAAAAGGAACATTAATAGTGAATTCAGTATAATCAGAGATAT